AACATTGAGTCCATATACTCATCTTGTTTATCTGAGATTTCGTTTTGCTTGTTTACTAAATCTGTAATCTCTAACTCTTCAGTGTCACCACCCATGTCTTCACCTTCAACATTACCCTCGTCGTCAATCTTCTCAACATCAGGGTCAGTCTCAACATCTACAGGTTCCGCAATTTCTTCAGCACCTGCATCGACACCCATATCCAACTCCATATCATCACCACCTTCAGGTGTATCAACAGGTTCTTCTTGTTCAGTCAAATAATTGTTGATTGAGTTATGTCTTTTTAGTTCTTCTAATATTTTATTATCTACTGACATCTTATTTTATTTTACCCGTTTAATAATGTTTTCACACCATGAGGTGTTTCAACTTTAAGGGTTCTGTTTACTTGTCTCGTATTGTCGACTCTCTCAATAAGTCCGTCTCTCATACTAACGGTGTAACAGTCTCCTGTGTCTAAGTCACAAACTTCTTTGTAACCATTTCCGGCATCTCTTTCAGTAATTCTTGTGTCTTTTGACAAATACTGGTCTAATAATGATTTAACGTTCATAATAGTACTTTTATTTATAAATATCATAGCTTATAGAAAATTTCAAATCTCTGATATATTTGTTGTCTGGTGTTATCTCTATTACCACTTGAAGTAATAGGATTAAATAAGATTTGGAATTTGAATGTATACGTTCCTTTATATTCTTTTTGTTCCCAATTTGAAGAACCTATTGGGTCTTCTCCACCAAAAATATAAGGGATAATTAATTGGTTAACCACATTAACTGATGGTATACTCTGTTTATCAGTAGATACGAGGTCCATCATGTTTTCATCATAGGCAGTAATGTTACCTGCACCTAACTCACTTAGAGTAGAATCGTCAGGCTTAGTGACACAACCCATATTAAAACCGATGATGTTCCATAACCCCACACCCGATTTAATATTAGCACTAAATGAATTGTTAACAAAAAAACCACCCATCGTACCGTTCACTTTATTAATATTGGCAATATCTTCGAGCACCACCGGATTAACATTGGTTTCATACCATTTTATACCCGCATCAAATAAAGGCACCACCTGTTCATATCTTTGCTTGATATTCTTTTCTTTATCATTGGCAGGATTAGTTATTATCCTTTCGAATTCAGTATCTGTTGAGATATTATCGTAAATGTATTTAATGTATATCTTAGCATACATCTCTTCAGGGTTGTTTTCATATCTCTCACTACCTATTTCACTCATATCAATTTTAGCTGACGCGGTGTTCAATTTTGCCTTCACAGCATCAATACTCTTCTTCCAATCATTAAATGATGCCAATGGTCTTTGTTGTCCTCCCACATTAACACAGGTTTGTCCGTTCAAATCATCTATAGTAACACCCCTGATAATTGCATCTGTAGTCACATTACATGGGTTGTTATTATTAAACGTAACATATCCACTATTGAATGTATTTTCAACCCACGGTATAAGACCTATCAATCTTCTAATGTCCCCATCACTCAAACTATAAGACTGTACATGTTCTTTGATATCAGCATATGACAATAATTGTGTTGTCAGTGGGATGTAATCTAATCCCTCATATTGAGTCAAAGGTTGACATAGACTTGACGAAACTTCATTCATCTCACCATTCACTGAAGAATTTGAGTTTGGTTCAGGTTCCGGTGATGGTGTTTGTTCCGCAGGTGTAGTCTTCGGTGTTTTATATTCACTGTTAATTCTATCTAATAAATCGATATTAACACTCATAGTTAAATCCGTAATACTTGGGAATGAATATTTGGAAATTCTCACACCGCTAAATGTAGTAACAAAATCACCAGGTGTTATGTTGTGTGACACATCAGTAATCCAGTAAGGACCAGTAAACATAGGCACATATCTCAGATTAAAATACATTGTTGGTTGAATCATCACATTACCCATTGATGTGATTTGACAGTTGTAACTTCTATTTTTATATATGTTATATAATGAAGTTGATTGTTGGAATGTTTTAGAACCCTTACTTTGATTCGCCATATTCGTCAAAATCTTAAATGACTCGGACGTATCCTTAAATTGTGATTGGTCCAAACTGATGGATTTGAAAATACCTTGGTTTCTCACACCGAAATCAATATTGAAACCAACAACCTTATTAGAAGACGCATAATCAGTCTTGTTGACCTGATTTTCTCTCAATATTTCGGCTTTGTAAATATCGAAACTATCATCACCAAATCTATAATCAACATTTTCAGATTGATTCAAATGTTCAGAAACTTTATCGGTATATAAACACAAGAATCTCGGTCTACTCTTTGTATGGTCGACCTCCAAGAACGTACCAAAGACATCCGATGCAGAACTCTCAATACCATCTTCAGGTTTTTCATTTGGACTACTCACACCGTAGAAGTTGGTATACGACGGTAACGCCATAAACAACATATTATTTTTTTGAATAAGGTGACCTATCAATGTATAAATTGAAGTACCGTTGGACTCACTATTGATATAACCAATTAGAGATGTCACATCCACAATTAACTTATCACCAATATCTCTATTTGCCCTATCTAAGAATAAGAAGTCCTCGAACAATGTTCTATCTTGGAAGTCACCACCAGCAATCCATTTATCATTTAATGCCTTGAAGAATTCATATAATTCTAATTTTGCAACATCACCGTCCATCGAAGATTTTATATTTTCCGTTTCCTCAGTAATGTTAGGTAAATCTTTATTCAACTTAGTGAATAAATTGTTTTGGATTTTCTTCTGTGAAGAATCTAACAATGTAAGATATTGATTGAAAGATGTCATAAATTGTTGACTCGTCACACTACTTTCATATTTCTGACTCGCAAAAATCTGAATGATAGGACCCAAACTTTTTACATTACTTTCATTAAATTCAATATCCATATCAATAAAGAAATCGGTAATAAAAGAACCAGTATCACTATACGCCATTCCTTCAGCATCGTATTCACCCACTACTAACCTCAACGCTTTCCACGCCTCAGGGTACTGTGATTCACTAATAGCCACTGAAGTAGTATTACTCAAACTCGGAAGTGAATCGGGAACGTATTTACCAAAATCAATTCTTTGGTTTTGTGTTTGGTATCTTCTATCATCTGTAAACGAATACCATACCCTTCTATTAAAATTGGAAGGGTTACCCTGTTTGAAAATTACATTTTCATTCATCAACACCCTCATAGAATCTCTTAAAGAATACATTTGTTTCTGAGCTATTCTCTTACCATCCAAATCAGAGTCACCCGTCAAATCAGGTCTATCAACAAAAAATAAACCTTTCATTGAATTGATTAGGTTTGGGGTGTTTTGTCGAATGGATAGACTATCTCTGTTTGGGTCCTTACAAAAATCTAAGAATTCCCTTTCGAACAAGTCCATAATATCAGAATTGAAAACGGCTAAAATCTCTTCAATAGTTGAATATTCACTCTCACCCTCTAAGTTGAATGAGGTTTGATGTGTTTTCTCATTATCAATAGTTTTGATATATTGTCTATATGTTGGTTTTTTAATCAATGAAGTATCAAAGTAACCATAGTGACTACCACCCCACAATGTTTTTATCGAACCATCGTATAATGGTTGACCTAACGGGTTACCAACCACTCGTCCTGACTTATTAGTTACCTCATATTGGAATTGATTAAAGTCACCACCGCCCGCAGAAGGGTAACATAACACCTTATCATTAGTGGTATTATCATAAGTCTTAGGTTTATCATAGAAGGCGTAATATGAATCAATTACATATTGTCTGGTTGGGTCTTGATTTACCAAACCACTTTGGAAGTTAATTCTCGAATTATTATTAGTACCAATCTTAAGACCTTCACCACCTAACAACGTGTTACCACTATAGTAAGACTCGAAGTCAGACGCGGTATAACCTGTCAAAAATTCTTGATAACCGAATAGATAGTTTACATCATTGATAATTTGAGGGTAGAAACCTACATCAACAGTCGTCTGAGATATTGAGAACCCAGGTATGGTTAAGTCTGACTGCATTTGGTAGGTAGTAGTACCAGTATTACCGTATGTTGGTATAGTATATGAAGTTTGTTTTAAGTCAAACCTTGGGTCATACAAAGCATCCTCGTCGACACTTTTCCATACATCATCCAAAATATCAATCCCTTCATTGATATATGTCTTGTATCTGTGCCATATCGAACCATACTTCACGACCCAAGCGTATGGCATTTTATGTAAGGCACCAAACTTATTGTAGATGGCAAAATTATAATCATTGAATTGTCCTGTAATACCATGATTCATCTTTTCCCTTAATGTTTGTAAAGGAAGAGAGTTCAAAAACATATAACCCAATGTGGCGTTTGGATTGTCTTCACCATTTTTTCTGAATGTGACCGCCTTGTTAATTGAATTAATAAAATACGGAGTATTCAATAAAGATGTGGTCTGGTATCTCGATGTAGAACCTGAATAGTCATTTCCATAATCAATTTTTCCTTCAGTTGCATAATAATCATTATTTGTAATCTTATTATCAAAAGAAAGTTTAATGGTTTCATATCCAGGTACGGATATTGTAGAACCAGTGTTTAGGTACCACGAAGTAGTCAAAGATGGTGTATCCGCATAGTCTTCAAATAAATTATTTTCATTGAATGTGGTGATGGTTTTCTTTTCAGGTGCAAAGTAGATAGAATGTATTGTACTATTTGCCTGACTTGTTGTACCAATTTCCGCACCACGAGCAATGTTATTCTGTAACCACACTAAATTCGTAAGTGGATAAACGTCAGTGAATGTAAGTTCATCTGTCTCGGGTGATTTAATAAACTCTTTTAATCTTTGTTCACTTTCATCTGAAATATCTATAATCGGTGCCAAGTCATAATATGTATCAACACTGTAAACATCAAAAGGTTTTTCTTCATATTCTCTGATATATGGAGTAACAAAAACATCTGCCAAGAAAGTATTCCAAAATTTACCCGTACCATTATTAGAAATGTGTGACAATATACTTTCGAAGTTGTTTGAATTTATACCCAACCTCTTCAGTTTCATTTTTAAGAACGGGTCACTTTCTATGGCATTCTTAATCGTTTCAGTTTCAAAGTCAGCAAAAATCTGATATAAGTTTTGTGGTGACTGATTTGTTCTGAACAATTTAGTGTAATTTGAAGAAAGGAAAGTTCTTTCCCATATTTCATATAAGAAAGATATTTCACTCAAATTAGTATATGGTTGAGTTTGATAAGGGTATTCAACAGAACTTATAGGAATTGATGAAACCTCCTTTTTCGAATTTTTATAATTCGCCGATTTCTGTTCTTCTCTTCTTTGTAATTTTCCTTTTATAAACTCCTCAATAAACTCAACCTCAGGCCACTTATCATATAGATAACTCTTAGTTGTGGATTCAACTCTCGGGTCTCCAAGATATTTTACCACATACCTTTCATTACCATCTTCATCCAATTCCTTTTCAAAATACTGAGGCCATGGGTATACAATCTTCTCACTATCAGTGGTCGAAAGGACAGTATCTTTACTATCAACACCGTTTGCTGTTTCTTGACTTATAATTACATTTTGACGAATAGGGTCGTCCTTAACGTTCCATGCATCTGTATGAACTTCATCCATCAACCTATAGAATGCATCAACATTAGCAATCAACATTGCCATTACATTTCTAATTGTGGGTTTGAACCCTAACCCACCTTCAGGATTTTCAATTTTCTGAGCCAACGCGGTCGATAATTCTTTTTTAATGTTTTCTTCCTTGTCGGTAAAAATTTGTTCAATCTTGTTAATCTTTTTTAAGAAAGAACCATTAACGGTTTTGTTAGAATCCACAATTTGACCGAACCCATAAAACTTTGAACTTAACTCATCTGAGGGTGTTAAGTCTTTATTATAGTACAAATTTTGAAGTTCAAGATAAATTACAGTTTCCGCACTGAACGCAACTAAATCTGCCTCTGTTGGTGTTGCGTTTTTTTGTAATGTATATGTTTTTTCTAAATCAATATTCTCAAAAAGTAAACTAAATTCCAAATCATCGATACCTATCGAAACAGGAATTGATGATGATTTTTTCTTACCTAAAATAGTATATTGTCCATCTTCACCGAATGTGGCGTTGTTATTCAACTTTTGATTGAATTCATTTATTTTAGAAACTAATACACTACGGGCATCTTCCTGAGCTTGTAAACTATCATCAACTTTTTTCAGACCATACAATAACATCCCATCTTTAGTAACAAACTGTTTTCTAATGTCAAGGTATTCATACGGCCACCTCGTATTCCTAAATGTAGTCACATAATCTCTATAGTTACGAACATCTATTCTATATTCTTTGATGTCATTTAATACCGATAAATCTTCCTTACTGAATTGTTGCCTAATGAAATCTTCCAATCCATTCAATCGACTGTTGAGTTCAGAAAGGTTTAACCTTGGTAACTTAGGGTCTATAAGACCTTTTGTAATATAAGTGGTATAAACATCATTCAAAACCTTATCTCCTCGAGTTACTATGATTGGTTTAGCAACAACCTCATCATCACCTTGAACTATTGATTGAAGAGCTTCCGAAGTCAGTTGTGTGTTCAAAGTACTTAAATCACCATTGTAATCTGAAGGGTCTTCATTATTATCAACAATTAAATTTGTTTCATACATGTGTGGTAACGCAAATAAAGCACCCAAACTTAAGTCTGAAAGGATTGCCGCGGTTCTACCAATAAATGATATGGAAACTTTGTAATTACCATCAGTTGGGTCAAATCTTGCATTGAAACTTCTCATCATCAGTTCGTAACGAACTGCCTTTCCATAGTAACCTTTTACTGTTAAGTAAAATAATGGATAAGGTAATTGGAAAAAGGCGGAATATGGTGAATTTTCACCCAATTCAAATAATGTTCTACCCTGAACGTCAACCATCTCAATATCCACTTGTGGTATGAAAGATGAATTATTCTTAATATTAATAGATGTAATACCCAACATTTGAGTATCCTTAGAATTATTCACTACTGAACCCTGTTCCGTAATTTGTGTTTGATTGATTGCCGTACCATCTAATGAACCTTTACCAGTAATTTGGTCAGTATAAGAAGTATCTAAGTATTGTTTGCCCTGAGGTTTTAAGAAGTTGATTTTCCCATCCTCTGTTTCCCCAAAGTTAGCAATCTTGACATTACGTGTCATTTGTTCGGTATTTTCTCCGACGGCTAATTTTGTTCTTGGAATTATTCTTGCCTCCAAATTAGCATACATCACCAAGTTCTCATGTTCAACAAGTCTTTCAATTTGTTGACCATCAGAATTCAAAACCTTGTTTGGGTCCACTAAGACTATATTGTCGAATTGGTCAAACGCAATTTTTTCCCTACCATAAAAACTTCTGAAGTTGTCGTTAACGGCCATAGTAATAGAAGTGTGTATCTAAAGCATTTTTATAATCCTGTAAAGATTGGACCAATGGAAAAGGTACAATTAATACAGACCCGTCAGGAATTCCTTTTTCCAAACTACCATATTGAGGATTGGCCATTTGTATTAACCAACCAAAGTATGGAGTCTTATAGAATTCATAACTGATTTTATCTAATCTACTCACACCTGCTCTATAAACATACCTCTTATCCGTTGTTTTTGAAGGCAATTTGATATTTGGAACAACAGTTTGTTGTCCATTCAATAAAAATTTCTGATATCTATCGTAATATTGCATTATTGAAACTTAACTTTATTATTCCATTTATCCTTAGGTCCTTCGTTATTACCAGTATATAGATTTTGTATCAACTTTTTATCTGTATTACTCGGACTCGGGTTATTAGAATAATTAAACTCTCTAACTTTACCTTTAGGATAAGGTAGGTCCTTGAACTCAGATGTCGAGTCAACAAGACTTTGGTAATTATCAAATAAGGCTTTTATGTCACCTTTGGCTTCTGTAAATTTATCAAAATGTAGGTTGACAATATTTTCAATCGATGTTTTCCATAAATCAGCATTATCGAACTTATTTTCTTGAACAACCTTTTTAAGTTCTTCAATCAATCCTGACTTATTATTTAATACCTCACTGAAGAAGATGAGGTAATATCTTTTCAATTCTGCAGATGAGAAGAACGGAGTCATCAAGTCCATTGATAAGTCTTTCTGATATACTCTATTGTCACCATCCGCAACAATTGCCGACCTTTTACTACCCTCACCAACCAACGTTTTAGTTAATGTATCTAACTCATTTAATTTATCAGATATAATACTCAAATCACCCTCCAACTCTTCAAAAGTGTTTGAATAATCTGAACTATACACCTCAGTAGTTGCGGTCAAATCATAAATAATCACACTATCATTTTGTATGAACCCATCGATATTGTTATCCACTACATTCATCTTATCAATGACTCTCGTTAAGTTAGTTTCAGTAGTAGTCAATTCCTGTAGTTTTACAGTCATTTCTGAATCATAACCGTTTTGGATTCTTTCTACAATTTCTTTTAATTTCTTATTGTATTTGTTTACGTCCTTATTTTTGTATGAGTTGTTATCCTTAAATGAACCACCACCATCAGTTAGTATCTGTAATGGATGTTCATCGGCATCGATATCACTCAAAGATTGTTTGAACTGATAATTTAATTTATCTGTCAATCCCTCACTCTTACCAAATATCTTAGTATCCGTGTTACCTGTAGTAACAACACCATCGATATATTTTCTGTCGTCAGTAAATAATCTTAATCCAACCTCACCATAGTTGTCGGCAACACTTAATAATGAAGGCGCAATCGAGTCTCTATAGGTTTGGTACTTCGCAGATAAATCATCCATAATTGATTTATAAGATATTGTACCAGTTACGGTCGTACCTGTATTTGCAGTATTTCTGGTTGTAACCTCACCAATAGTCGAACCACCATCTGTAGTATCCACACCACTCACATCATCAATACTAAAAGCAACATCACCACCCAAAGCTTCGATAGTCTCTCGGTCAATCGCAGCCTGACTTTCTGTTTCAGTAGCAACCGCTCTCTCATCATACATTTCAGTATTTGCATAGTAGTTGAAGGACAACGCGTTTTGAAGTTGTGTCACAGGTTCTTTCAATCCGTGACCACCAATAAAGTAGAATGATAAGTTCACATCTGCAATCATAGGTTGTACACCAATACCTTCAGGATTTAAGTCTAACACCAAGGGTTCATATCTCACACTCATTTGATTGATGGCAATCTTAGTGTGCCAGAAGTCACCCACCCTTAAAACACAAATTGGTGGAGAACCAAACGCAGTATTCAAAGCGTTGTTTTGAAGTGGTGCACCGTCAGGACCAATGGTTGGAATTGTTTCACCAGGTCTCATACATTGTTGTAGGAACGTCAATCTCGAGTTTAACCCTTCAGGTGTCATTGAGTGGAATACAGGATTGAAGTACTTAATTTTTTCTTTGATACCTTCATATAAGAACGATGTATCATCAGTAAGACTTTCGAAGTAATTACACTCTGATAATAATTTACGTAAAATCTTTTTAGTGATTCCTTCACGTAGTTTTATTTCCTCAGTTTGTCTCGGCGCTCCTTTTCCTTTTTCAATTACTTTAACTTTATCGGCAGTTTCACCAGTTTCTTTAACTACTTGTTCATCACTGTTTTGTTGTGATTCTTGTTCTTCGGCCTTTGGTGGTTCAGTGACCACAATACTCTGAATCACAGTTCTACGACACTTCATCGCTTGAACTGAGTATTCTTTGGCAATTTTATCTGTTATTTCTTGAGAACAATCTGTACCATCTATACTGGTTTCTTCACCACTCGGTACTTCTTTGACTGCAATGTAACCTTTCTCATTAACTTTAATAATTCTCGGGTCACCCAATATTTGTTTCTTTACAGAATCAATCCTACGTTTAGATAAATTGAAATTATAATCTTGGTCATTTGGTGATGATGCAGAACCCGCTAATATAATATTTACACTAAACTTATTTGTTGCTGCATCAACCAGTTTATTAATGAAGTCATCTAACTTATTTTTACCCGGTACAATAGCACTGTCAAAGAAAGTCGACACCTGTTGTTCTTCACCGATACTCTTCGCCTGTAAAAGATACGTACTTTTTCTACCTATATAAGCATTATACGAAGTATCATAATTTATTGTTGATGTCGTTGCCCTTGTTTTCGAATCAGGACTATCGTTGTCAAAATATAATGAAGTACCTTCGAATTGTGATAACTCAGGTTTCTGCGGTGTATCTACAGGTGCCGGCGCATCATCCTCCTCGTTATTTTCCTTTGGTATTTCCTTTTCGTACTCTTTGAATATCTCAGGGTTATTTGTTTTAGTAACCACTTCATAGATATCATTGAAACTTAACTGACCATACTTTCTGGCCAATTCATAGATATCCAACGTCTTACAACCCGCAAAGAAACTATCCACTATTTTAGTAACTTCAGAATCAGGAGTAACGTTTGCCATTTCCTTCTTAACCAGTGTGTTTAATACTGATGGATGGTCAACCAACATCTTGAAGTTCAAAGAACCCTGTCTCTGAGTATTCGCATATGTATAAATTGGTTCAGGTCTACCTAAGAAATCATTTGTTGTCCATCGTGCGGTAACACTCTCGTCCACCCTAATATCATACGGTGGGAACCACATCACTCGACCACCGTTAGGTCCCTTCTCACAATTCGGTAAGTCTTGAGTCAAATCAGATGTTCTCCACGCCAAGTTTTCTAATGATAACATATACTTTGTGGCCTGACCATTTTGTATATTAAGACCTTCGACAGGTGCAATATTAAGATTATAAGTACTGTCCAATACGGAATTAGTAAACTTACGAATATTACCTTCACTCTTTTGAAGGTTTGCCATTGTGTAATATGGAGAATCTTTTGTGAATACTCTACAATATTCTTTACCAACCTCAGCACCATTTTCATTAACATATCTCTTAACCCTCGAACCTTTAGTAATCTCTCTCGTACCATCATAGAATACTTTAGATACCTGATTGATAGCATTACCAACATGTTCGAGTCTCGCCTGTCCTTGTAGACCATCTGCCGCGTCAACCAACCTTTGGGTATCATCTAAAATGGAACCCTTCTTAAGTCCATATCTTTGAGATGACGAAGCATCGAATTGAGAACTGATAGGTGGGAACCCATCATCTTGTCCTTCAATTTGACCACCTTTACCAACTTTCTTACCTGCGGCTCTTGAACTCTTTGGTGACACCCATGTGAATCCTCCTTGGAGGTCAGGGGAATCACCAGGTTCTACCGTATTCAGACCAAACTTGAATTTCTGATTGTCTTCATATAAGTTACCCAACTCACCATAACCCCTAACCGCAGTAGGAATTCTCTTACCAAACTCATCAACAGGTAATTCGTTAGACGGGGCAACAATGTCATTAGGGTCTTGTACTCTTGAACCAATATAGTAATTTGGTCCAGGTGCAAAGAAGTTAGGGTCAGAAATAAAGTTTAGTTTGTAATCGGGTCTAAACCTGTTATATTCTAAGGCTTTGAATAGTTGTGAGGTCTGTCCTTTACCTGTATTATTTAAGAAGATATCTGAACCATTTTTCTTTTCAGGTAATAAGTCTCTGAAACCTAAAAGGTTACTGACCGCATTTATACCTGTATTCAAATAACTTGTAGAACCTTCGAAGTAATCACCAGGAATCCACGAAAATGGTACGTAGACACCCGTAATTCTACTTATGAAATCCAATCCTTTACCCACTAAATTAGTTGGTGAGGATATTGTCCAATCAGGTTCGATAAATTCTTGTCTACCAGTTAAGATATCGGCGGCTAAGAATGGGTCTTGTAACGCATTTAATATATTAACTCTTCCTAATGTTTCTTGTCTGATTTCTTCGTCAACCCTATATTGAAACTCATCTTGTAATGATTTAGCGGCAATCTGCACCATTGCGGAGTCTTGAGTCAACGAACCATTAGTACCTTGTGGGTCATCATTAAATAAAATTTGAGCACCAGTGTAAGTAGATGCGACAAATTTATAATATGTGTCTCTTTGTGTAACTAATTTTTGAACATCCTGCACGGAATATCTATCATCATACCCATCAGCAGGACCATATTGGTTTTGTAAAAATAGACGCACTTCTTCAGTATTACCAATATCTTCAACCTCAGCACTGTCTACAACAGAAAAATTGGTCAATATCAATTCTGACTGACCAGGGTTTGTTGTAGGAGAAAAACCATCACTGTTGAAGGGTGGTAAGTTCTTTACCAATAACTTCTTTCTGATGTCTTCTGTTGAATTAAACGATAGTGGACTTGGCATCTATTTCAGTTTTCTATATAAATAGATGAAAGGATTATTTTATGTACCTTGTTGTGTACCCTGTCTTGCCATTTCTTTCTGAATCATTTGTGTAAGATTCGCTAAGGCTGCTGGGTCTGTTTGTAATGATTGTAATGATAGACCTCCACCCTGTAATTGGATGGTTCCTGTATGGTTTACATTGAGGTCTTCAAACGTTCCTCTTACAACCTCTACTTTCATTGGATTAGTGTTGGAAATTTCGGCAACTTGAACTGGTACTATATTATTAGGTGTTACATTTGACTCTTCGTCATCTATCGGTCCCCCGCCTGGTGGAACAACTTCACCATCCGAACCTCGACTCAGTGGATTTTTTAACTCAAATCCACCCAATCCAGTAAGTTCTCTGAAACCATCCTGTATTGCTTCTTTACTCAAACCAAAATTTGCTAATTCTGCCCCGAAGGATTCTGCCAATGCCTTTCCCGCAGCAGAGAATCCTTCATCTGCAAAGGTTTCAAATGTGTCCGCAAATAATCCAGCACCTTTTACCATTACCTCACCTACAACATCAAAACTTTTTTGAACATTTTCTGGTGTTAATACTTTTTCCATTTTGTCGGCAGCTGCCTTAGATGCCTCAGTAATCGTATTAATTGATTTGTCAAATTGGTCAGTCATTGCAACACCTGCAGTGGCTATTTTGAGAGGTTTTAGTAACGTCGCTTCAATTTTTTCTAAAGCTGTCAGTTGTTGTTGTGCAATATCTTTTGCACTCATATTTGCGGCTTCCTGTTGTTCTTTGAGTTGTTTAATTTGGTCTTCATTCAGCTCACTTGCAGAAATCAATTCACTGAATTTATTACCCTCTTCATCCTCTCTTTCCAGTTTGAACTTTAATTCACCTCCATCGAACTGACCAATATTTGATAGGAATTCTTTAGTATCCTCATCATATCCACCTAAGAAATCTAATTGACTTAAAGCCTCCTGTTTTTGTGCCGCTTTTACCGCAGTGTTTGCAAGTTCTTCATAATCCATACCAAGAGCATTTGCTTGTGCCCTTAAACGTCTCATTTCAGTTGCCGATATTGAAAAATCACCAGTCTCGGTATTAAATGAAACTGCAGCACTTGCAGCATTTACAATAGACTCTTGAAGACCATCAATATCGTTTTGAGCCATGTTCATCAGTTGGAATGGGTCTGCTAATGCACCAACAGCACCTCCTAACATTTGGAACTCAGCAGCGAGGTTAATAGCCTCTGAAGGGTCTAAAAGTTTACCAGCTAAACTCGTTACATCAGCCATATTAATTCTCAATGCCTGAGAACGAGCAACCATATTCGTAAACCCTTCAACCCCGTTTCTGAAGTTGTATGAATTAATAAGTTTTACATTATCCCCAACACTTTTCAAGAATTGACCAGTGTTCAAACCTAACGACGCGGCTCTTTTACGTGCAGATTCTATTTGTTCAGCCGCTTGTGTTGGTCCAACACCTATAGCATCAAATCCCTCGACTAAAGTCGCCATTTCTTCACCCGTAAGATTCGCAGCTCTTTGTAAAGCAATGAAGTTATCCAACTGTTCACTTGTCAGATACACATTTCTTTGCATAATGGTACCTATCGCAGCCATCGAAGTAGCCACTTCGGAGGTGGTTACCCCTAACTCAGACATATCAGAAACGGTCTGAGCAATAGTCTTTCTTATATTCTCAGCAGCTACAGCACCCTGACCAAATACATCTGCGGATACTGACTTGGCCGCTTTATCAAATTCTAAGATTGCGGTCTGTAACTGTGTATAGGCTTGAGTTGCATTTTGAAATGCACCTTTCAAACTATCAGCACCACCACTACCACTATTATCTTGTAAAAACATTTAGACTATTTTCCTATAAATACCTTACTAAGACTTTTGTCTTCTCTTTTCATTCAACTTTTCCATATCAGATATGTACTTGTTGATGAAATACTTTCTCTCGAACGTAGGCATTTTTTGAATATCCGAATAACTGAAACCTAATTCCTTAACGGCATAATAGATTTCATCAAGCATAGCTTGCCTATAATCAGAAGAAAGGACGAAAAAACTCAGCCCCGAAGGCGATACGAGTCGACACCTTTTCTCCTGACGGGGCTACAAAGACACGGTCCAAATCTAATTTTGGTTCCGCACCTTCCATTGTATTACGAATATATTTAGAATCAGCAATTGGAAGATTTACGATTGTTGCTGATATATCCGCGGGGTCTTTAGAACCATCGAACTCAACAATCATTTTTTCCAACCTTTTAGTAACAACGGGTGCAATAACACCATCAGGATAAGAATCCCTCATTTTTTGTAGTTCTTGAATATCTCTTTGGTTTAATAACCGACACTTGATTTGTTTTTGGGATACAGGTAGTGTCATCTCAAATAACCCTTCTGAGTTTGGTTGGATGGTCACAGGTTTTACATTTAACTCATCCAAAGAAATTGTACTTTCGAAGTTATTAAGTGTTTTTGGGTCACGTAGATTGAATGTGTATTCACTACCAAAAGATGTGTTTCTTAAGAAAATGAGAATAGCTTCAACATCACATTCCAACAGTTCCATCGGGTCAAAGTTTGGTTCATAAATCTTATTTCTCAAAAGAGTCATAATGATGTTATCACCATTTTTTTGTCCCAATAATGTATTTTCATCTTGTGCAGTCAGATATCCAACCTTAATAGATGATTTACCATGTTTATAATATTTCCCTTGTGAAGGAAGTAAAACCACATCGTGTGGTAAGTTGAAGTCTTGTTGACCGTATTGTACTGCTGTATCCATATTTCTTAAATAAAAAAACCATAGAGAGTTCCCCCTCTATGGTTAAATATAAATGAACTGATTTTTTCGTAAAGAGTATATCTTAGTAAACTAAAATACATCTATCAGGACGTAGTGTTGCTGTAATTGTTGCAATACCATCGTCACCGTAACCAAGTGAATCAAAGTTCACATCAGTTAGGAATGTTCCTTGTAAAATCCACTTTTCAACTGCCACACCTGTAGGGTCTAACATTTCCAAGTTGATGTTTTTCTTATAACCTGCAGCGTATCCCATACGACCCGTTACAGATTCTGCGTGTAAACGAACCCACTCCATCAACGCTTGAGAAGCAGAAGGACCAATTGGGTCACGGAATGTTACGTTAAGTGTGTTCCAAGTAAATCTACCTGCAACATATGTTGAAGTATTCAAGAATGGTACTTCAACTGAATTGATTGAAACTTGAGGACGTGAAGTTGATTCAACGTACCAAGAGTTGATACCCAATGAAGAGTCAAAGGTCATGATGAACCTATTCTTTCTTTTTGGTTCATAAGGTATCGGCATTTTCATTAATAAATCAGCCATTGTATTTTAGTTTTTTATATTTTTTGTTTATTACTTATAAATAGTTGGACGAGTGAAAATTTTTCTATTTACTTTAATTTTGAAAAATTCATTATATAGAAGCTAACTGGTTATTAAACTTCTTTTTTCTCTCCTCCTTTAGTTAAATAAGTCTTTACTGGTTTATCTCCTTTTGGATATGCATGTTTTAAGAATTCCTTCATTTTATCTACATTTCTTTCATCGTCATCTGAAAAACCTATAGTTGGTTTAACATCTGCTTCAAAATCTGGTATGAAATTATTACTTACATCATCCTTAAAAAAGGCTCTTTGTCTCAGTCTTGAAGCCATATCCTTCACATAAGAGATGAAAGCAGTCATTGCTTTTATTTTTCCTTCTTCAGGATTTGCTGCACTTCCCTCACCATAAGTCACGGGATGGAACTTCAACATATCCAAATATTTTTCAATAAGGTCTTCGTCAGTCATACCTTCCTCACCAGTGAAGTCACGAAACTTTTTCAGGTTGGAAATGAGTTCTTCCTTATTTATACCCTTGTGATTAGTCATAATCATATTGTATATAGCATCTCTTAAAACCGAAGGGGTATGTCCACGAGCTGTGATGATTGAGAAAATAGAACCACCGTTAATAGCCTCAACAAAATCGTCCCAAGAAGGTCCTGTCTCAGCAATCATTGCATCTACAATAAATTGTGAGTCACCTTCAGTGGTGAAATTTCTGTAAGGGTTATCTGCGTAACCAACAATAGTTTCACCTTTATATTCAAAAGGTTCCTTGTCAATCATACTACGATACTCTGCAAAGTCTTCCGTTGACATACCAACTTCTTTACCGTCTTCCGTCTGAACGATGATTTGTGTCGGCATCATCATGATGTTATCATCCCAGTCAAAAGCATAATACTTCATATCAGGACGACCAGCATCATCGAAACCTTCTTTGAGTTCTCTCTTCTCAATTATTTCTTTTAAGATTGTACGAATCATTACTCTGCTTCGTTTAATCTCTCAATTAATCTTTCTAATTGTTCTTCTGAAATAACAATGTTTTGTGGTTTTTCAGAGAATGTTTTAACACCGTTAGTCTCGACATTTAGGTGTTCCATTAAGTTTGATTTCTTAAATTCCATGTTCTTATTTTAATTAAACGTTTAATAAGGCTAATGGAGGCCACAAGTGTGACCTCCAAATTATAAATATATCAAATTAGATATCT